GACATTGCTAGAAGTGTTCTATCTGAGTTTCTTATGCTGGGGGGTGGTTCAACAGGTTCCTATGCTCTATCAAAATCCAAGACTGATCTATTCCTACGCGCACTCGAAGCTTACATCCAAACTATCGTAGACGTTCTTAACAAGCAACTTGTAGAACCCCTTTGGCAGTTGAATGGCCTTGACCCTAAGTTGATGCCTAAGATTACTGCTGGTGATGTTGCCCCACACGACCTTAAAGAGTTGGGTAGCTACCTACGTAACCTTAACGGTGCTGACATTAGCCTTGCTGACCAGCCTGACATTGTAGATGCACTCTTGGCTAACGCTGAGTTACCACCTTTGGACCTAGAAGTATACGCTGAGTCCCTTGAACGTAAACATATGGCTGATGCTGCTCGTACTGACTATTATGATGGGCCTGATGACAGTGTTGTAGGTTCTAAGGGTAAGACCTCAGAAGAAGATGACAACGTGGTGGGCGAGTAATGACTTGGGAGCGTAGAAACTACGAAGTCCCCGATGCTAGGTTAGTCCAAGCTGAACGAGAGATTTACCAAACTTTCGGTGATATGGTGTCTATAGATGCTAAGGCGAAGTCTTTAATTAAGTTTGGTAAATCCGCCCCTCTTAATGCTGATACTGTGGCTACAGTGTGGACAGTCAACGATACACATGAAACTTATGTATCCACTAACACTATTGATAGTATATCCTCAAGTTCTGTAGCTGACGGAGAGGAAATATACATTGAAGGTCACACAGTCACAGGCACAGGGTTTGACCAAAAGTTCACCTTCGTAACTCAGGTTATCAATCTTAATGGTCGTACAAGAGTGGCACTACCTATTCCTTTAGCTAGAGTATCTATCGCTATTAACAATAATGGCAGTCTACTCCAAGGTCGGGCTGTAGTTTATGAGGACACGCCTCTTACGAATGGTGTACCTACGGACCAAACCAAGATACACATAGACATCCCTCTAGGATTTCAAGAGTCCTTCAAAGGGGCTACCACCTTTAGTGACACTGATTACTACGTCCTAACAGGCGGCTTTGGTGGTGTATCAGGTAAGCAAGCTGCTGCTGTAGACTTTTACCTAGAGACTAGACTAGCAGGTAGGGTATTCGTTCAAGGTGCCGCTGCATCAGCTAACTCTGTAGGTAGTAACTGGAATATCAACTTAGACCCTGCAATCATAATCCCTAGAAATGCTGATATACGTATTGTAGCCGAGTCAGACTCAAATAACGCAGTCGTGTTTGGTAGCTTCCAAGGTTACTTAGCTAAGGTAGTCACATAATGCCGTATTCCTCCGTGAGTGATGTCCCCTCTAGTATCCCCGAAGGCAAAAGAAGTCAGTTCCGACAAGTATTCAATTCTGTATTTGCAGAGACCAAAGACGAAGGAAAAGCTATGGCTGCTGCCTACAGTGCTATCAATAAAGCGAGATACGCAAATGACATTTTCACCACAGAAGGTGAGGCTAGAGCGCGTAGCATGGACATGGGCCTTGATGGTGCTATCCACGTAAGTACATATGATGGGCAGGCCGTATATATGCCCGCTGAGAGCCACGAGGCTTATTTGGTATACTACCTACCTGAGGGCGCTGAGGAAGGCTCTGATGACGATGAGAACGAGCCTGAGGACATGCGCTTAGAGGCTCTACGAGTCATCGTCCAAGAGGTGATGAAGGAAGAGTTTGCTAAGGCTGAATACCAAGGTGAGAAAGTTACCCTCAACAAGCCACGAAGAACTAAAGGCGGACCTAAGAAGTTTGAAGTCTTTGTTCAAGATGGTGACAAGGTAAAGCGGGTAACCTTTGGTGATCCTAATATGGAAATCCGTAGGGATGATCCTAAAGCTAGGGCCAACTTCCGTGCTAGACATAGTTGCGACAGTAAGAAAGACAAGACGAGTGCTGGCTATTGGTCTTGTAGGATGTGGGAGGCTGACACCACCGTGAGTGAAACTACTAAGGCTGATGAAGCCATGAAGATCATCAAGATCGACGAAGACCAACGTATCATCTACGGTTGGGCCTCAGTTACCACATACAACGGTGAGCTTGTAGTAGACCTACAGGGTGATGTCATCAAAACAGATACGCTACACAAATCAATCAACGAGTTTATGAAGGGTGTACGAGTTGGGAAACTCAATCACTCAGGTGAGCAGGTAGGGCAGATCGTCCACTCGTTCCCCATGAGCAAAGAGATTTGTGCAGCACTAGGAATCCAGTCTGACAAGGAGGGTTGGATCACTGGTTACCATGTAACTGATGATGCCCTCTGGGATAAAGTCAAGTCTGGTGATTATGCGGAGTTCTCCATTGGAGGCCGCGCACAGAAACAGGAGTTCTAATGCCCACTGAACTTATTAACCTTGAACTGGACGAATTGAGTTTGGTTCCTAAAGGAGCTAACCCAATGGCGAAGGCTCCTATTTTCAAAGCTCTTAATGGAGACGATATGACTGACGAACTAGAAAAGATGGCACCTGAGATGGACGCCAAGATCAAAGAGTACATGAAAGCTAAGAGTTGTGATCGCAAGACCGCAATGGATGCTCTTATGAAGTCCTTTGACGAAGTAGAAACCCTCACAGCAGACGTTGAGAAGCTTAAAGTAGAGAACGAGCGTCTACGCAAGTCTTTCCTTGACGAAGGCTACTCTATCGAAGCTGACAAAGTAACTAAAGCTGCTGTACCTGAGTATGTAGAGTACGATGGTGAGCAGATCAACAAAGCTGACATTCCAGCACCAATCCTTAAAGCACTAGAGACCGCAGAAGTAGAAAAAGCTGATGCTGCTCTTACTAAACGTGCTGAAGCAACCCTGCCACACTTTGATGTAGCTACCGCTAAAGGTCTACTCTCTGCTGTAGACAAGATGGACGATACTGAAATCCTCATTGCTGCGCTTGAAGCTGCTGATAAAGCCTTCGCAGACAAGATGGAAGAGTTTGGTAAGTCATCTGCTAAAGGTGATTTTGCTTCCCCTAAAGATGCTCTTGATGCACTCGTAAAAGAGTACAAAGAAACACACAGCGTAGACTACCACAAGGCTTACGCAGAAGTAGCTAAAACCGAAGATGGTAAGGCGCTTATTAACAAATCCTACAAAGACAAGGAATAATATCATGGCTGTAATGCAATCACGCGACAACCGTACCTTTGAAGCTGGTGGTGATCTCTCCGCTGGTCAATTCAAGTTCGTAACTCTAGCTGCTGACGGTCAAGTTGACATCACGGCTGCTGCTGGTGGCAATGCCATTGGCGTCCTCTTGAATAACCCTGCGGCTGCTGGCCGTGCTGCTACCGTTTGTGTATCAGGTTCGGTTATGATTACTTGTGGTGGTGCTATCACTGCTGGTGACCAAATCCAATCCGATGCCTCTGGTGATGCTCTCTTGGCTGCTACTGGTGACGTTGTTCTTGGCTATGCCCGTGAAGACGGTGTTGATGGTCAAATCATCGAAATGGAATTCATCACTGGCGGCAACGTAGCAGCCTAATAACGCATAAGGAATAACAATATGCCTGAACTAACTCCTAGTGCTGTTCACATTGACCAGCCACTGACTAACCTGACGATTGCTTTCAACCAAGAGCCTTCCAACTTCATTGCAGACCAAGTGTTTCCAATGGTGTCGGTCTCTAAGCAGTCTGACAAATACTACGTCTACAACAAAGACGACTCTAACCGTACTGGTAACGTCAAAGTATTGGCCCCACGTACTGAAGTAGAGCGTATTGGCCTGTCGGTCTCCAACGAGGCTTACTACGCTGAGGTCTACGGCCTTGGTGCTGACTTCTCCGAGCATGACATCGCTAACGAAGATACTGCACTTGAGATTCGTTCTCAGCAGGCTTTTGATGTAGTTAACCAACTCAAGATTCACCGTGAGCAAGCATTTGCAGACACCTTCTTCAAGACTGGTGTTTGGGGTACTGAGTACACTGGTGTAGCTAACGCAGACAACGACACTGCACCTGAAGTTACACAGTGGTCTGACTACACAAACTCTACTCCTATCGTAGACATCACAACCGCTCGTCGTACAGCCTTCCTCAAGTCTGGTGGCTTCGACATGAACACTATGGTTGTGGACATGGAGACACGCGACACACTGATTAACCACCCAGACATTCTGGCACGGTTGAACGGCGGTTCCACTATCACGAACACTGCTTTGGTCACTAATGCCAAGCTTGCAGAAATCTTCGAGGTAGAAAACTTCTTCGTTATGAAGGCGATTGCAAACACTGCTGCTGAAGGTCTCACAGCCTCCAATGGTTTCATTAGCTCTAAGAAAGCTATGTTGGTACACGGTCCTAAGCGGGCTGGTCTTCGTACCCCTGCTGCTGGCCTTACATTCTGCTGGGACTCTATCCCCGGTGTGTCTGGCATGGGTATCACAGTTGAAACCTTCTC